GTGCATTCTGGATCGCCCTAGGACGTGCTTTTTTCTTGGTAGGTGAAAACTTGGCAGGTCTTCTGGTTTCAATGATTGTGGCAATGCTTATTGCTTTCGCGTGGAGCAGAAAGCCGCTGATTTTTCATGAGATTTTAAGAGGAGTGCTAACCCTTGCCTTTCTTGCCCTCGCTGTCTACGAGATTGCTTACGGTCACGGATTGTCAAACGTATCTGCTGCAGCTATCTCATCAGCGATTTTTCTTCGGGTATTAGTGTAGTCGTTTTATTTGCCTTAGCGCAAAGGATGTCTGATGGTTAAGGTATTTTCAGGTCTGATACTAGTGATGGCGTTGGTTTTCCTGACCCTCTGGCAGCTGGTGTCTGGTACTCCGTGGACATTCTTTGGTTTTTTAACCCTTGCAGTTCTGTCGGTCTGTTCGATAATTTAGGTAGATCAAATGCTAAAAGAATCCGTGAAATGGCTGCTAACTCTCTCCCTAGTCACCCTAGCGATCGTTCAAATCGTTAGGGGCGATGCGTTGTGGAGCATCGCATTCTCCTCGCTGGCCTTAGCGGTTATGCACACGGTTAAGTAGTAGATCCAATTACAAAGGCAACTAAATGCGGTATTTTTTCGACTGCAAATGTATTGAGGACGGTTCCACGATCGCCCTTATCTCAATCGGGATGGTCGCTGAGGATGGCCGGAAGCTCTACTTTGAAAACGAGGACGCTGATTTGTCCAAAGCAAGCGAGTGGGTAGCCAAAAACGTGGTTTACAAACTCTGGTCAAGACAGCCAGACAAGCGTGAATTCAACGCATGGGTTCGAGATGGCGGGGTCGGTGGGCTTAGGACTCACAAGGAGATCGCCCGCGAAGTTCGGCATTTCTGTGACCCCCAGACTCATGGAATACCAGAGTTCTGGAGGTTCTATGAAACTGAAAGTTCTTGCGCTGCTTTTCGCCAGTTGATTGGATCGTTGAAGGGTCTTCCGCCTGACGATCCAATGGATTTCAGATCTATCAAACAATTGTGGATAGATCTGGGAAATCCTCCGTTGCCAGTCTACAAGGATCTAAAACATCATGCCCTTGCTGATGCTGAGCGGGGTAAGAAAGCTTGGCATCTCTTGCAGGACGAAGCGGATCGGCTGTTAGATAAAGCTAAAGCAGCCAACTAAGTGATCTCTAGACTTCTACGGCAACACTGTTTTTTGTGAGGTTTTTTGATGCTGAAATATCTTTTAGAGCTTCGTCGGTGGCTTCGTCGGAATCCTGGCAACCGCGATCGGCAGTCTGACAAGCGCGATCGGCAGTGTCGAAGATTGAAGCAGGAGCGCCGTGACATCCGATCCTGGCGTGGAGCGGACTTTAACAAAGCCGCCGCTTTAGCTGCTGTTGAGACGGCGCTGAAAAGACTTGGCTGCGATGAATGAATTCCTAAGTCTGCACAGATCCAATGAAAACAAAAATGACCAACAACCCCAACCACGACCACATTCGCCCAACCGCCCGCCTAATTGCAGGCGCGCCGGGAATCGCTGACACAGCGGCAGTAGAGCAAAACCTAGCTGCGGCGATCGCCCTATACCCTGAGGTCTTCGCGGATCTGTCCGCCGAAACAGCCCCGGCGCTAACGGCTATCCTGTTAATCGCCTGCCAACGGATGATCAGCACCTCTGACGATTCACTTCCGTGGCTGGCGATCCGTGGCAGCTTGCTCCACGCCTATCTTCTGGCTAACGACGGGCTAGTTCAGGAGGTTCATGCTCCACTAACAGTGGTTGACACCCTCCGCGACTCAATCGAAAGAATTGTTGCGGGCGGGCTTAATGGCAAGCCTAATGATATTTACCTCGACCCAAAAGAGGGGCGGCTCTACTCATTCTCGGAACGCAGACATACCCCAATCTCTGACTACCATGGCATTGATGTTCATATCTTGACGGCTCGGGAGGGCGCGATCCCTGAGACGGCCAAAAGGTGCCTGTTAGGGATGGTGGACAGCTTAGCTACAATCGTAGACCACTACCAGGTTACAGGCTCTTGGCTAAGTGATGAACTGGAATACCTCGATCATCTATACCACATTCGCTGGCCGAACCTGACCTATCACTGGAATGGTTGTAAACGCTTTGAACCGAAGGCCGAGGATTTCAAGATCCGTTGGCAGGCAGGCCAAACCGCTGAGGAAATCATCGCCGAAGAGGGCGGTAATCATGAAGCGCTCTGTTGGCTAGAGGGAGAAATCGGCTGGTGGGAAGTCGAAGCAGATTGCGAGGGTGATGGATAAAATGACACCACTCATCGATCCCCTCTTTCGGGTTGAGACAATCGCCCGCACCCCCAACCCTCAGCAATTAGCATGGCTAGCCGCCCATCAGTGCGTATCTGATCAGCCCGCCGTGGACTGCGATCGCCCTACCGAAGCGAACGCCGGGGAATATGTGGTTAAGCACCTGCTGAAAGGCAACCGGGGGCACTATTCCCCATTGGAGGCTCCTCAGATCAGCTTTAACGTGATTGACCTACCCCACAGCGTAATGCAGCAAATCCGCACCCACCGCATCGGCTGGCATTTTTCCGTGCAGTCGTTCAGGTACACCAGCGATCGCATTATCAGCGTGGCAAACGGTGAACTAGATCCTGAGAGATTTGTGTATTTGCGCCCCGTGGGAGCCTACACCGACCGCCAAGGCAAGCGGTATGACTATACAGCGGTAGCGCGGGCGGACGATCTCAATTGGGCGCTACTATCGGCGATCCGCTATGCAAAAAGCCTGCAGGATGGCTATTCCGAAGAACAGGCACGGGGCGGTTTGCCGTTCGATGTTCGTCAAAGCTGGGTGATGTCTGCAAATGTGCGATCCCTAATGCATCTGTTCGACTTGAGATCCAAGGCCGATGCGCAGTTAGAATGTCAACAGCTATGCGAATTGCTGTGGCCGCATTTTGAGGAGTGGGTGCCTGCGATCGCAGAGTGGTATAAGGAAAATAGATTAGGGAAAGCGAGGCTTGCACCATGATCAAATTCTTCAGAGCCGTTCCACTCTATTTCTTGAAAAGGAGTCACCAGTACAAATACTCCAAACTTAGCATTGCCCTGTTTATGGACTCCTGCGGGTCGACCGACCCCAAAAACTATGAATTTGCATTCAGGAAAGACGGCATCAACGTCGAACATTGCCCTAGCCGTGTCGATGATAAGGAAGGGTGGAACATTACGATCCGCTGGGATGGCACCACGAAATATATCAATCCTCCCCCGCACCGGGACGTAAACAAGCCAGTTTGAAAACATAGCCGATATTTGCAACTCAGCGATCTGAGTTGCAAATATAGAAACAGCGACCAATATTGTTAAAATTATGGCATTTGACTGGGCAACCAATATCGACCCCTTGCAACGACTAGCCGTCCTTCCCACCCTAGTAGATAACTGGGATGGGTACGGAGCGCCGGGGTTTTTGATGCCGCATTGTCGCAGAGCGTCCACACTGTACCTAAAGATCTGCCACTACTTCCTAGTAAAACGGCTCAACGGTTCACAGATCGCGCCATTTATCGCGCCCTGTTCAAATGGAGACATTTTGTTTGACTGGGCTGGCCGCAGATTTACACATAATCAACTGCAAATCCTTGTGCCATCCGCGATGGGCAGCCCGCTAGAGTTTTTGAAGTGTTCGGGCGGCCTAGAGGAAGAAGGGACGTTTCGGGCGGGTGAGGTAAATGAGTTACTAGATTGGCTGCTCACGTATTAAAGGAGAAGACAAATGAAAACACCATTAGAGTTTTGGAACGCGCATAAGCAATACATCCAAGGGCTACTAGCCAAAGAGCCAAACGGCATTGGCTTACAAGATGAGCTAGAGGCTGCGGATAGCGAGTTAGCGGCGATCGCCAACGGTACGTATCAGGCACCCGTCATCCTCCATTGCAGTTTTACGATTGAGGGTTAAGTTAATCGCCACAGGAAAAAACAAATGCAATCACCCTTTGAGATCTGGACAGCGCATAAGCTGAACATTGAGCGCTTGCTTATAGCCAACCCAAATGGAACTGGACTGAGGGATGAATTAAAGGCTGCGGAAGATGTGCTAGATGCGATCGCTAAGGGCACACATAACGATCCCGAAATGAGTGAGGAATTCTTGGAATCTATTGGCGATCTAACTTCCAAGATTGCAGAGATTGCCAAACCCCCAGAAGGAAACCATTTAGAGTTCTGGACAGGCCAAAAGCCTTATGACAAAGGGCTTCTAGATACAGATGATGACATCTACACCTATGGCGAGACGGCTGCGGAGATAGATCGATCGGTTTTTCTTTTACCTTTTAATTTCGCTAAGCATTTAGATGGCTGGACAATCCCAAACCTTTATGGGCAAAGAACGCCAGACGAAGAGATAGGCAGTCCTGCACAGAACGATGGGTTAGATGATGACAGCGATTCGACCCTTTGATGGTTAAGCCTACCGGATCTTGCAAATATTGGCATACTTTGCTAGCAATGCGGACATCCAATAGATCCGGGCGTGAAGGGTCTGTGTTTTAAGAACATCCTCCTCAAGGATGCTCAAAATATCATCGCGAAACAGCACCTCACCCGGCTTGATCTCTAACGCCTGCCAAGCGCAAAATTTGACCATTGCCCTCAGTACGGCCTCGCTTTTGTAGCCCTCTAGGACTATCGACAACGGCATTTTGATCAGTGTTACGCTGCGGTCTGGGTTGTGTAGTTTCGCCTCAAACAACACGCAGTGATTCACTTTGCCTAAAAACAAATCTGTGATCAGCTTTTTGCGGGGGAGTCTGTTTTCGCTATCCTGCAGGTACGCAATCGCCTCTGGATGAGGCGATCTATCGCATGGTAGTATTTCGGCGGCACGTCTGCTGTATCCCGAAAATCTGACAATAGCGTTGGCGACCCTGCAATCAACGGTAAACTCTGCGGTGAGGTTGGGGTGCTTACGTGGCGCGGGTTTGGGGTTGCTGAGTCGCATTCGGGGTCATTCATTTTTTGGGGGCGCTGGGTTTGGGAGGTGGAGGACTTGGGCGATCGCTTCTCTTGGGATCTGTATCCCCAACGCCGCGCTAGCGAACACAGCTAGCCCGAATATTAGGGCGGTTGGAGGATCGCTGTTGGGTTGGAATTGCCCTGACTCGTTACGCTCAAAACACAGTAACGGGATTGGTAGCGTTAACACTAACGCAAACACATATACAGCCCACTTAGCCGGATTTATCAACTGCCCGCCCTTGTTTTCGCTAGTGTGCCTATATCCTTTCGGTCTGTAGTGCTAGATTTGAGGGTGTGTACCATGTCCCACCCCCGCCCTATGACTAGAGTGTTAACGGTTCGAGGTGCCGAAATAACGGCGTTATTGGCGCAATATCACAGCGCCCCGTCTATCAAGTTGCGCGATCAAATAATTGTCGCTAACGACAGATTAGCCACTCAGGCAGCTAGTAAAGCGGCCAAAATCCAGGCGACCCCATACCCCGACCTGTTGCAGATTGCTCGGGTTGGTTTGATCAAAGCCGTGGAGCGGTTTAACCCTAGCCTAGGCTATAGCTTTTCGAGCTACGCGATCCCGATAATCAACGGCGAACTCAGTCACCACCGCGATCGCTCCCCCGACCCACACACGGGGTGTAAACGCAATCAGACTAACGCGCCGATCTATTCTCGCGTCCTAACGAGACATCGCAAATGGCTCAGCTTAGGGATTAATCGCCCACGGTCTGACGCTGCGCTGAGTCTAGGGATTCCGCTTAAACGCTGGGAAGAAATAGCGGCAGAGCGGGCACGCCAAAACCCGATCGCCCTAGACTGCATAGCCGAAGCGCCGCAACTAGAGGCGGAAACAGTGGGGGCATTTTCCCCCGTTACCGCCGCGCTCCAAAGACTACCATCGAGCGTCATCTTGGCTTGCGTTCGGCACTTTATTGAGGAGAAGTGTGTTGAGGATATAGCGCTAGAGTTGGGACAATCGATCGAGACAGTGCAGCAAAATATTGAAATAGGGCGGGAACGAATTGCTTATGAATGTCTCGGTGCAACTGCAAATTTTTGAGTACACCAGCCTACCCGCAGCCTGTAGGGACAAGGCACAGCAAGACGCGCGGCTGATCCAAGGGTGCATGAAAACAGGCAGGATGGCGGCGTTGAACGCTGGTAAATTGCTGCTAGAGATGCGGCAACAGACATGGACAACGGATGCGAGATTGTTCGAATCATGGTTAGAGGTCTGCGTGGGGATTGACCCCGCCACGGCCACTAAGCTGATTGCCCTCTACAAGCGCTTCGGCCATGTTGAAGGAATTGAGATTCTGCCAATCACTGAGGCAGCTTTCAACCAACTCGCCACCGCCGACCAGCGTATCGTTGACCGGGCGCTTTCGGTTGCAGAGTCAGGCCACCAAGTGAATGTTCGGACGCTGCAATCGTGGCGGGCGCATCCTAACCAAGAATCCCTGTTGCTAGCGATCGGCGACTCTGTTTCTACACCTACAATCTCAGGCACGGTAATCGACGGCGATCGCTCATCGGGCACCGTTACGATCGCATCGGACGAAGGCATCCAGCGAATCCCAATCAGCGACCTAATCACGCAACCGCCCGCGCCCGTTCGTGCAGACGTTCGGGCTACGGCAGTCTCTCAATCTGTTGGTTACTCTGAGTCAATCCTATTGTCGCGGCTCGAACAGTTAGAGGCGTTGCTAGGACGGGCGATCGGCTACACCAAGCAGATCCTACCCCAAATTGGAGGTGTCTATCGGTCAACCGGGATCGAGCTATTGGAGGATCTAGAGGAGTGGGTTAGCGCCGGGGTGAAACGATGACAAAAGAACAGGAGGAATGGCAGATCCTCAGTGTCTCAGAGGTTGCAGATCTGAGTAACCAAAGGCTGATTGACTACTATCTGGCCTACTACAGCGCCGATGCTGCAAACCAGATCTGTGTGAGGTTAGACCTAGACACCACAATGTTTGAGGGCGCGATGCTGCAACTTGTCACGGCGCTACAAAATGATGCGTTTTATGCGCTACTAAGTGACGACCCTGATAGCGTCCACCCAAACGTAATCCCTAGAATGGTGGATGCCATGAAGGTACAGGGGCGCGGTTCCTACGCGTCTGCCATGCTTCGGATGAAAGTCATGTCGATCGAGTCCTGCCGCGTTGTGATTGCTTTGATCGACTGCTATAGCGACCCATAATGAAATCCGCCGATACAAGAGCAGGCACTCACACAAAGATGAACATTTTTAACCGCTTTTCAATCACCTCTTCACTCTCGCTAAAAGAACTTTGGTGGACTGATACTAGGACAGGCGATCGCCATTGGCACTTGATTAATATTTCCATCGTTGATCGCACCTTTGTAGATGGAACCTACCGGGGATTGCAGATAATCCTACTAGGCTTGTCAGTGTGCATTGGCGATCGCAAGTCTTTGCTAGGGAAAGCCACATGAAATCCGCAGATCCACAAGAGCAGACAATCATCCTCCCTGATGGCCGTGTCGTAACAATCAGGGCTAGATCCGCAGAAGCCTACTCCCCCAACCCCAACAATAGCAACCGTGGCAAACCGCGCGGGGTGGCTGCATTAGACGAGTCTCTACAACTTTCAGGGTTGCACCGGGGCATAGTCGTAGCCGCTGATGGTACGGTCGTTAATGGCAACCATGCTTACGAAAGCGCGGTCGCTAACGGGGTAGCCCTGGCGTGGATCGAGGTTGATGTAGAAGGCGATGTGGGAGTTGCCACCCGCCGAACAGATTGGACAGACGCTAGAGTTCCGGCTGCGATCGCCGCCGCTCACGCAGACAATAGATCTGCACAGCTAAACTACGATCTTGACCCTGAACAGTTTGCGGTGGATTTGCAGGTATTAGCAGAGTTGGGGCAAAGCTTACCAGCGACTCTATTCACCGAAGAGGAGATCAATTTTGCGCTAGGACAGGCTGACACTACACCCGACTTTGACCCCGTTGGCGTTGACGAACAGGGGCGGTTAGATGAACAGCAGCCAAAGGAGATCGACTGTGTTTGTCCTAAGTGTGGAGAGCAATTTATCAAAATGCAACCATCGATCAAATAGGCACGATAGTAACAGCCGCGCTACTATCCTGAACAGAAGGCTACATGACTCAAATCCAGCCCCTGACTAGAGATCAAGAGAATGCGATCGCCTGCCTGTCTGAGGGATTGACACAGGGCGCTACAGCCGAGCGACTAGGACTGAACAGGATTACAGTCAACCGCTGGTGCAACCACAGCCCGGCGTTCGCCGCTGAGTTAGCCTCTGAAATTGAGCGGCGGCAAGAGCGTTCTAGGGGTAGGTATCAAGAGGCTGCGGACGAAGTACAGGACAAAGTTATCGCACAGTACAAAGCGGACTTGTTGGAATTTCAGCAAGCGCTCCGTGCATCGTACAAAACCCGGATCAATCGCGGGATCAAAATGTTTCAAAAAGCGGGCGCGCGCTTTGATGATCTGCCTGAGGAGTCGATCGGGATGAAAGACATCGCCCCGCTTGTCTTAGCTGCCGATCGCCTGTTAGGGCAAGGGTTTGAAGGTTGGGCGCTAACGTTGGGCGTTACCGAATTACTGCAACGGATGGAAGATGGGGAAATTTAACCCACTGGCGTATGCGATCGCCCGCTCAAACGAGGCCGTCACGCAAAGCTTAGGAATCCGATCCAACAAACGCGATCGCCCTGTACCTGAAATCTACCGCCCTCGCCGTGGGGAACATCCTGCCGATACGATGGCGAGGCTGTTGCCAGATACGCTAATCCCTATGGGCGATCGCCATATCTCTGTGTGGGACTGGGCGGCAGACTTCAGCGCTGGTACGAAGCCGCCGCCCCGCGTTGAGATATGGCCTAGGGGTGGAGCTAAATCGACAATGGCCGAACTCATCGCGTCATACACAGCATTGAACCTATCGCGCCGTTTTGTGCTGTACGTCTGTGGTACACAGGATCAGGCTGATCTGCATATCCAATCTATCGCTGGCTTCCTTGAGCAGATTGGCATCCGCCGCGCCGTCAACGTCTACTCATCTTCAGTAGGGTGGACAGCCCGCCGGATACAAACTGAGAACGGGTGGGGCGCTATATCTGTTGGGCTAGACAGCAGCGTTCGAGGGGCGCGTCTAGGTCAGTTCCGGCCTGATCTGATCATCTTGGATGACATCGACAGCAAGAACGACAGCGAAAACGCCACACAGAAACGACTGAGAACGATTAGCAGCGCGATCCTTCCGGCAGGGTCGGTAGATGCTGGGCTGTTGTTTGCCCAAAATATGATCCACAGCAGATCGGCGATCGCCCGTGTTGCAGACGGTACGGCAGAGATAGCGCTAGGGGCACGGGTGACTATTGAACCTGCTGTGCGGAATCTGGAATATAGGCTAGACGGTGAGGGGCAATCAGCACGGTATAGGATCATTGGCGGTACAGCCACTTGGGAAGAAGGTCAATCGTTGGCAGTCTGCGAAGGCCAGATCAATGAATGGGGGCTTCGTGCTTTTCTCGCAGAATCTCAGCACGAGGACGAACCCGATGGCGGGCTATGGGATAAGTCACGCGACATTGTGCCGTATCGCGTGTCTAGCCATCCTGCACTAATTAGGATTGTGCTAGGTGTTGACCCGTCCGGCGGTACAGGGACAGAGACAGGGATTATTGCAGCAGGGCTTGACATTACAGGCCACGCCTATGTTCTGGCAGACGACTCAACAACCGGCACATCGGCAGAATGGGGTTCTGATGTGGTCGCCAGATACAACTTACTCAAGGGCGATTGCGTGGCGTGTGAGGCTAACTACGGCGGCGATATGGTTGCCACGGTGATTCGTTCGTGCGATCGCCGGGTCAATGTCAAGCTGGTTACGGCCTCTCGTGGTAAGGCGATTCGGGCGGAACCAATACAGCAAAAATACCAGCAAGGGATGGTGCACCACGTGGGGAACTACCCAGATCTAGAGCGCGAATTGTGCCAGTGGACGCACGGGATGCAAAGCCCAAACCGCCTCGATGCGCTGGTTTGGGCGCTCACAGAGTTGATGCTCGGCACCCCTGTTAGAACATCCAACGCGGGCGCGGCTATCTGGTAGGCACACTGGCAACAGTTACACTCACCAAAATGCCCCCACAACCGTTTGACAAACCAGACTATCGCCCGCCCTATTGGACGGACGTTTTAACGCCTCTGTGGGAGCGTGTCTCTAATTGCTATTCTGGCTTGCACAACAGACCGCTAAAAGAGAAGTATCTCCGCAAACAGTTAGGCGAGGTGGATCAGGTTTATAGTGCGAGGGTGGAGACGGTTGCATTCGAGAACAGGCTGAAACCAGCAGTGAAAGCACACGCTGGGCTTTTGTCGGAGTACTCTGTTGACGAAGATACGCCGCTAGATATAAGAGAGTGGATCGAGAATGTAGACGGGCAGCGCCAAAGTCTGGTCGCTTACCTGCTTAGCCTAGACTCGCAATCTCTCCTATATAATGCGGCGCTGGTTATTGTGGATGTGCCTAAAACGCGGGCAACAGCAGAATCTAGGGCGCGTCTAATAACCGTCGGAATCCGTGATATTTACGCTCCAATCGTAGGTGAGATTGACGGCGTTTTGCAAATTATGCAAGTGGCGATCGCCCGCAGCGCAACAGAGCCAGCGGGTCTGTTCGGCGTGACCACCTTTAATGAATACTGGGTTTACAGCCTGCAACGGCTTGAGGAACCTCTGAATCGCGGCGGGTATATGCAATCGCATCGCGCGGTTGTTGAGGTTTGGAGGGACGAAATTAAAGACGGACGACCAACCGGGAATATTGTCGTCGATCCTTTCACCGAAGCAACCGCGATCCTAGATGCGACGGGTCAACCACTAGGCTCGATCCCGCTGGTCTGGTATTCGCTGTACGGCGATCCTGTCCTTTTTCACGGAGTCGATACAGACGTAATCGGCGGGGGCATTCCCGAATATATGCCACTCGTTGACCTAAACCTAGAATATTTTAATAAAGCGAGTGAGCTAAACACAGCCGAAGCGCGATCCAATTTTGCTATTGTGGTGGAAGAATACCCCAACAATGCACCCACCGAGAGCGGTGATCTGCTGATGAGCGGCAGGATTCGCAGGATGGAAGGCGGCGGCACGATGAAACTTTTAGAGCCTGCCTGCACAGCAATCGACAGCACACGAGCAGGGCAACGCGATCGCCTAACGAGGATGGATGCGATCGCCCAATCTTTCCTAACTGGTGGAGAGGTGGAGCGTACTGCAACCGAGGCTGTGATTGAGTCCAACCAATCGCGGCTATCGCTAAAAGGGATCGCCAGGCGCAAGGAAAGCGCAATAGCACAAATCTTCTACTTTGTCAAACGGTTCCAAGATCCTAGCTTCCCAGTTGATGGTACGGCGGGCGGCGTTACGGTTAGCGATGCGGCCATTACGGTGCCAGCGAGTGCTGAGATACTGACATTTTGGTTTAACAATTACTTGTCTGGTGGAATCAGTTACGCGCAATATCAGATCAAGCTGATTGAGTTGGGCGAGTGGACGGACGAAATGACGGCGGCGGCGGGGGCGATTCCTCCACAGCCAAACAGCACAGCCTTGCCATCTCTAGGACTAACAGGAGACGCACCTAATGCCTTGGACAGTAGTCGATAAAGCGCGGGTGATTCTGCATAATGCTTACACCACCAATAGCCGTTTCGCTAGTAGTTACAGTAACCTCAATCAATTGGTGCAAGGGCAACTAGACGCGCTAACAGATGAAACCCTGATCACACGGGTACAGGCTGACCTGACAGAGTTAGACGCGCTAACGGCAGCGAGGGGCACGGAGGCGGGAAGCGCTAACGCCGCATTGATCAAGGCCGGATCGCTAGAGTGGTCAGAGGGTTCACGGCTGTTAGGGATTGATGATCGGTATGCAGAGTTGAGGCTGCGGGTGTCGCGGATTCTTGGCCAGCAAATCGCTACAGAGTCAAGGAACAGAGATGGGATGATGCTGTTCTGATGGACGAAAACCCACGGATACCGGGTGAGGTTTTTAGTGCTGACCAGCTATTGATTGAGTCAGGTGCGATCGCCATAGCTGATCAGGATATAGCTGCAATACAGGCCGCGATCGCCGAAGCCAACGCCGAACCTAACGGCCTATCTCAGCTATTAGCCGCGCTTGTTTTGCTGCTGTTAATCAGTTCTGTCCCGTCTAACCGCTTAACTTATCGGCAGTCAGAGGGGCTGTATTATCGCGGGCGGCGGGCTGTGGCTATCCCTGAAATAGAGCAGATAATCGGCAGAGATCGCGCAAACACAACCGAGCGTTACCGTCGCCAAGTGCAGGAACTGATTGATGGAAACATCACCCTAGCTGAGTGGCAGCGGTTAATGTCCACCGACCTTTACCACTCCCACCTAAGGATGACACAAGCCGGGGCGGGAACTGCCGCCGGGTTAAACGCCGAACACCTTAGACGGTTGGGCGATCGCCTATCCGCAGAGTTTGCCGCGCTATCAGGATTCGCAGCGGCGATCGCCATCGGTAGCCTATCCGCTATTGCAATGTTAGCCCGCGCCTCAAGATACGCAACGAACACGGGCGCGTCATACTACGATGCTGAGCACGCCCTCAGGGTTTCACAAGGTGGATGGCAAGGTCGGCGATCGCTAGACCCCGGCGCGGATCATTGCCCTGAGTGCCCCGGCTATGTTACCGATGGGTTTGTTCCCGCCGCCGAAATTGTACCGAAGGGCGATCGCTGTAGCTGCCGGGGTAATTGTCGCTGTCTCGTGATTTGGCGGCGATCGCTGTCGGAGGCTGTGCTAGGCTAGTCGCATCCTTTATCCGATTCCCCCATGCCAATTACAGCACCGCGCCGTGGTGAAAATCCTGCGGATACACTGGCCAGATTCTTGCCACGCGACCTAATTCCTATGGGCGATCGCCACATGTCTATATGGGATTGGGTGGCGCATTTCAGTTATGGAGCTAAGCCTCCTCCACGGGTTGAGGTATGGCCGCGATGCGGCGCTAAATCGACAATGGCCGAACTTATCTCAGGATATACAGCGCTATCACTAACGCGCCGTTTTGTTCTGTACGTCTGTGATATGCAGCATCAGGCGGATTTCCATATCCAGGGCATTGGTGGTTTACTCGACCTGCTTGGTATCCGCTGTTCTGTCAATGACTATTCATCAGCAGAAGGCTGGAGGGCATGGCGAATTGAGGCAGAGAACGGGTGGGGAGCTATGTCGGTTGGGCTAGAAGGCCGCGCTACTCAAAAGGCGCTAGAAAAGTTTAGTCCTGATCTAATCATTTTGGATGACGTCGACAGCAAATATGACAGCGAAACCGCCACGCAGGAAAAGCTAAACACCCTTAACAACATTATTCTCCCTTCATCTTCCGCAGATGCGGGGCTGTTGTTTCTGCAAAATATGGTGCGCAGCCGATCGACGATCGCTCGTGTTGCAGATGGTACAGCAGGGATGGCACTAGCGGCGCGGGTCAAGATCGAGCCAGCGGTGAGAGATCTTGAATACAAGCTGGATGGTGATGGCCAGTCATCACGGTATCGGATCACTAGAGGTGTAGCCACTTGGAAAGAAGGGCAACCGTTGGCAGTGTGTGAAACTCAGATTAACGAATGGGGAATTGATGCTTTTCTGGCAGAATGCCAGCACGAAGAAAAGGCCATAGCGGCGATCGCTATCTGATGCGGCGATGGGGTGATGGGTAGGCACTCTATCTTTGACCTTATCCGATCACCCCATGCCCATTGACACCCAGGCGATGCCGCCCGCCGATGGCGGTTCTGAAAATGCCGATATTGACCTATCCAAGATCCCCGACACTATCCCAACTGAGGATGTGGGAGCGCTGAAACGAGCCTACGAACGGCAAAAGCAAATCGTCGCCGAACAATCCAAAACGAATGAGTCACTGTCTCAAAAAGCGGCCATCCTTGACAGATTGACGCAGCAAGGCGTTGACCCTGCTACAATTCCCGCGCTATTGGCAGAGCTAAAAGAACAGCAAAACGCTGCAGACACTGCTGCGAAACTGCGGGCGGAGTTGGAATTTGCTCACGCAGCAAAGCTCAAAACAACCACAGAAGGCTACGAAGTCCAGTTAACGGCGCTCGATAACTATGTGCGGGTTCGTGCCAACGAGCAAACACTAGACGGCATTTTTCTTGAGGGCGGCGGCGTTGCCAGCAATGCGCTTGAGATGCAACAATTCCGCAATCTTGTTGCCATGTTTGTTGATTTGGAATCCGCCCCAATCAAGCAGGGCGATACAGTTGTGGGCTACAGGGCAGAGATCAAGACGATCAAACAGCCAGACGGTACGCCCTATTTCGTGCCTGACTCAAGCAAAATGAACACTCAATCGCGCCCCGCCACAATGGCCGATCTGTTGACGGCGATCAAAAAAGGAGACTATGGGCGATCGCTCCAAGTGATGTTGCCCGCCTACAACCAATCTTCCGGCGCGGGTATCTCTGTCGCTGGTGGTCGGATCGGTGGTAAGGCCGTCCTTAGCTCGGGCAATATTGGCAGTCAGCTTGCCAGTATGACACCAGAGCAACTAGCAGCCGTTCGCAAGAGCGGCGCTGTACTGACCGATCGCTAGATGGCGATCGCCAAAAAGCCCTTCAATTGAGGGGCTTTTTGTGTTGGCACCCTATCTTTGTGTGGCGATGCTGCACGGTTTCATCCCTCTCAGGCGATGCCGTGAGGATCATCATCACAAAGGATTGAAATACAGCCATGCCCAACCAATTACAAGCCCTGATCCCTCAGATCCTCTCGCAGATCCTATCTGTCCTGCGAGAGAATTGCATTATGCCAGCGCAGGTCAACAACCTTTACGGCGAGGAAGCTGCGAGCCAGGGGAGCATGATTGAGATCCCCGAATTGGGCGATATGCAGGCTTTTCCCGTCGTGCCCGGCCCGTACCCCGCCGATGCCGTCATCTCTGATGTCACGGCGATTAAGCGCCAGCTAAACCTAAACAATTTTGAGGCCGCGACGTTCAGGATGAACGACAAGGAGCTTTTCGAGGTGGCGAACGGCACACGATCCCGCGCAGTAGAAAAAGCCGTACAGGCGCTCTGCCGAAGTATCAACTCGTCGATCTTTAGTGTTTATCGGCAGGTCTACAATGTCACAGGGGTAGCCGGGACAACCCCATTCGGGGTGAACACTGGTGTAGCGCAAGAGGCATCGCGGATGTTGACTTCGGCCTTCGCACCCTACCGCGATCGCCGGATGATCCTCAACGAGTTTGCCTATGCCAATGCGCTCGGTTTAGGTGTTTTTCAGAAAGTGAACGAATCCGGCTCGTCCGAAACGTTGCGCGATGCCATGATCACCCGCGCTGTAGGGTTTGATTGGTACGAGGATCAGCAGGTTCCACGCCATACCAGTACGGCAGTTGCACCCTATGCGGTTGACGCGGCGGCGGTGGCTGGAGCGACAAGTCTAGTGCTAGACAACGGATCTGGTGCAATCCCTGTAGCCCCTGCAATCGGCGATGTTTTCAGCCTGCCTGGCAACATCCGAACCTACGTAGTTACCAGCGTTGCGACGGCTACTCCTACAGCCAACGAGATCACTGTGGGCATTAGCCCCGGACTAGCTGCAAACTATGCAGATGGCGCTGTTGCCACGTTTGTAACGACGACCGCCAACTCCCACGTTGCCAACCTCGCATTTCATCGAGACGCGATTGCATTCGCTTCCCGGCCAATCATCGACGTTCCGGCGGCGGGCAATATCCTTGAGGTACTTCCCGATCCTCAGTCTGGGCTAGTACTGCGCTTTGAAGTTCAGCGCGGGTGGAAAGAGACGATCTTTAGCGTAGACTGCCTGTGGGGAGTGCTGCTAAATCGTCCTCAGCTAGCCGTCCGAATCCTGGGGTAGTCACAAGCGCGATCGCCCTAGTCTGTAGGGCGATCGCATTATTGGAGCGAATATGTACGATCTGAAAACTATCGAGATCCACAACCCAGACAATCCTGCATACAAACTGATAATCAACGAGGCGGACTACGATCCTAAGGTTCACCAGGTATGGAAACCGGACACCTCCCCAGGCACCGAATCCCCGGATGCCGAACCTGTAACGATTCCCGGCAACCTAGACGGGATCAGCGTTTCCGAAGCCAAGCCGCTGATCAAGGGTCAGCTAGATGTAGGTTTGCTGCAATACTGGCTAGACTGCGAGAAGGGTGGCGATAGCCCGCGCCGGGGCATCGTTGAGGCCATCAACGACCAGCTAAGGGAGCTAAAAGAGATCGCTGCAATGTAGACACAAAAAGCCCCCAGTCGCATTAGCTACTGGGGGCTTTTAAGCACGCAAGGTAAAGTCTTTGCACAGTCCTTACAGATTAACACGGCTGGCAGAAAAAGCCCCCAATAGCACTGGCTACTGGGGGCTTTTTTGTAATTTAATACCAAAGTAAATGTCTGTTAAGCATTCACTACAGTCTAACACTGCTAGCCTGCTACATACAGATCAGCCGTGCTTGATCGAGGGTCGCCGGGCTAGTGGTTTGATTTTAGCAGGGTGTTGGGTTAGCTCTCAGCCCAGTTTACTATGCGCCCAGTGCCGTAAAATACCACGAAGCGATCGGCGATCTTGCCTGAGAACACATCGTTAGCCAGCGCCCGCGCTTCTGTGCTATCGACCCCACAGATCCTCAGGCTTATGGCTAGCTGCCAGTTATCTAGACCCATGTGGTCAAGCCATGGGTATAGGTTATTTTGCGTATACGCCCATTCTTCCGCCTCCTCCATCGGCACTAATTGAGGGTCGATCACTGTTCCATCGCCAAAGTCTACCGCTCTGCAAAGTCCTGTCATTGCCCTTCCTCACTTGTTGTAATACACCCGGCAATCAGCGCCTCAATAAACGCAGACCGGGACGGGTAGCCCAGCCGCGCAGCCGCATCGTCTAGCCACTCGATCGTGCGGGGGTCTAGGCTGATGCCCGCGTTTTTCTTTAGGTCGCGCTTGTCTACTTTTGGTCTGGGCATGAGGCCTCCGTAATGCGGCGATCGCCCCTCTAGGTAGTGCTAAAGGATGGCGATCGTGGTGTGTCTACTCAGCGAATAGATCAGCGAGTAGATCGTCGTCGGTCATGTCTTCCAGACCTTCTAAACTCTCAATCAGATAGAGCGCAACAGACGGGATCTGTTTGATGTCCTCAATCTCCCTCTCTGCCGCCCCAACTTGAACCGTTCTGAACACGCGCTCTTTTTGACTTGTAGCCCGCGATAGTCTAGCCTTCTCCCTATCTAGGCACTCGTATCGAGCGGCTAGGGCGTAAAGATGGGCTTGAAGGTGGGTGTTATCTACAGTGGTGTTCATCGGGCTTCTCCTAGTGGTGAGTGTCTCTACAAACCAGTATAGCTATACGTTATAATCTTGTCAAGTATTCAACTGAGCTAAATAAATATGCCCCACGGCGAACACTGCATGGAAAATCGCAACCGCTTACCCGGCAACCGTTGTGAGTTGTGCGACGGGCTTCTAAGCAACTTTGTGCTAGGCGAGGTGCGGGTAGCCAAATTTGTTTCTTACCGAACGCGCCACCCCGCCGGGTTTTACACTCCCACAAGGATGTTGGGCTATGTTCACTGGAAATGCCCCACCCATCCGCCGCTGGAGCCGCTAGAGCCGTTGGCACCCTAGGACAAACAATGCACCTAACAGTCAGGGCAAAGGCCATTTTACGCGATCGCATTACGCCGGGATCTACATTGGATCAGACTGTTGCCATCTATGCAGCGGGCAATCCCTACCTCCTCAAGTCGTGCAGCGATGTGATGGATGGCTATCTTTTGATACAATTGCGCGATCCGCTAAACGGGCGCTGCGAGTGGCTTGTAGACGCGGGCACGGTTAGCGTGGATCAGCCACAGCCAACAAGACGGAGGCCGAAGAATGCCCACACTGATACCGCTGCTTAATATTGATGGACTGCGATCGCCATCAGTGCCGCCCGCGTCAAATACCACGGCGCTGATAATCGATCTGACTGCCACAGCGGACTATCCCGATGGCGTGCTAGTTGCCTATGCACCGGGTGAGGTTGCACCGACAGCACCCCTCGCTGATTACGCAACCTCCGCCCGGTGGGGGGTGTTCAAAACTGCCATGGTCGGATCCGGCGGCTTTTTGCGGGTGAGTGCGATCGCGCATCCTGGTCTAGTGGCTGCGGTCGCTGGTGAGGTATCGCGCGAAAACCCCAGCCTTACTGGGCTAGGGTTAGTCTGGAACGCGATGATTAGCACCGTTGCAGTAGCGCAACGCCCAACAGAGGCAGAGTCAGCACAGTGGCAGGCGATCGCCGATGTTGCGCTAGTCCCCGTTGTGTTTGGCAACGAGGGGACTATCTAGATCCTAGTGAGGGTGAGGGCATAGCCTAGCGCTCGGCAAACCTCTTCGAGCTGCTGTATGGTTTGCGGGGGCTTCTCTGCCACGTAGCAACTGATCCGGCGGTGTACGGTTGGCAGCGGGTCACCTGTTTTCTCACACACGATCTGTGCCGCCCGGTAGATTGTCATCCCATCGTGGTCGATGACCGACTTGAGGATTTCGCCAATCGGCAGAACTCGCTCCACCGAGATTCTTAGCCTTTCTTGAGATTTGAGATCGCCGGATTTGGTGAATACCTGTACTCGGTAGTCCGCTCTTCCGTCTTCCCTCATGC